CACCCGTCAGGTCAGGGATGTCATCGTTGAGGTCAGCAATGCCCACCTCGATCTCCAGCGGCTCAAGCACTTTGCCTTCCGCCACCGAGGCGCGCACCGCCGACACCTTGATGTCATCGATGATGTTGAGACGCTTGAGCGTCTGCTTCAATTTCTTGATATGCAGATTGTTACGCGTCAGCGCATCAATCAATCGGTCGCGCCGCTCCAGCGCACGGTAGAGCGCATCACGCGCCTCCTTGCGCCTGCGGTCGCGTAGGCTAGGTTTTTCAGACATAGAAAAATGCTCCAGTTGTGATGAACCGGAGCATTCTATCAGAAGGCAGACAGCCTGTCAATCCAGACAAATTGTCAGTCCATCCTCGCGATCTCAAACGCGCCGTCAGGCTGGACGATGGCGACGTAGCTGTACGGGTACAGCACGATCATCTCGCGGCGCAGCGGGATGGCCGACAGCGGCGACAGCGGCGGGTCGCCGGGATAGCTCATGAGGCCGGTCTTGGGGTTGAACTTGAAGCCATCCTGCGGGTGCCAGCCGGAAGGCTGGTAGCCCGCATTGAGCTGCTCCCTGGCCGGGCGCGGGTCGCCGGGATCGATCATGCCGAGGATCAACCCCCAATCCTCTGGCGAGGACTGGGGATCGAGGATGATCATGTTGAGGGTGGTGGGGCCGCTCATAGGCCCCACCCATACTTGCCAGCGCAGATGGGGCCGATCCCGGCCTCGATGCTCTCGGCCTTCAGCAGCATGCGACCGCAGATGCCGCACTCAGACCACGCCTTGGCGTAGGCCTTGACGGCCTCCAGCGGCGTGGCGGCGACCGCCAGCACAGCGGCGGCCTCCGCATCAGTGGCGGCACCCTGGCGGAAGAACTTGCCGCCCTTGAAATAGCCGAGCTTGCGCTCGTCATCCTTGGCGTCACGCACGAACAGCATGCCGTCCCACTTGCTGCCGGGCTTGGGCGAGGAGATGGCGACCGACACGCCATCGTGTGTCAGCTTCAGCGGCTTGGTGAAGATGCCTTTCGCACCCGGCAGCTTGGCGCGCTCACGCGCAACCGCGAACGCCGTCTCCAGCGCCGTCACGTCAGCGGCAGGAGCTGCGGCCTCACGCTTCGCGGACCATTCCGCCTTGCGCTCTTCGTCTTTCGCCATCAGGCGCTGCGCGGCAGCCAACTGGTTCTCAGTCAGCATGCCGTACTGATTGACGGCGTCGAGCAGGCTCGCCGGGAAGGTGAAGGTGCCGTTGCGCTCCGCATTGCGCTTGGCCGAGCTGTCGAGCCACGCCAGCACGTCCTTGTGCGTCTCGCGCCACGCCATTGCCTCCTGGGCCTTCGCCTCACGCTTCTCTTCGCGCTTGGCGGCGGCCTTGTTGCGCGCATTGCGCGAGGTGGCGAACGAGCGGCTGCCTTCACCCTTGCAGGCGAAGCACGGGCCGAGGTTGCGGCCAGAGTAGCTGATGAAGCTGCCGGTGCCACGGCACTTGGGGCAGCTTTCAGTGAAGGCGTAAGACGCAGGCGGCTGCTTGATGGCAGCGGGGGCCTGCCCCGGCTGGGACAGGATGGCGTCGAGGTCATCGTTCTCAGGAAAATCGATCATGTTAGATGCCCCTCTCTCTCATAATCCTGCGGGCTTGGCGCTTGTCATAAATTGACATGGGCAAGCCAGCCTTAAAACGATTGACGAGATAGTCGTCGCGATCCTCGATTGGCGCGAGTGTGGGAAGGTGAGCCTCGCGCAGGGCGCGTTGCTCTGCGGTGCAGAGTTCCCAGGGGGTGGAGAAGGCGATGGTCGTTGCTTCGTTCATGAGGTAGCTCCTGCTGTGATGAACAGGCACCTTATACCGACAACTAGACAGGGCTGTCAAGCTGTCTTGTTCAGTGCCTAACTGGCTGGTTTTGCTCTCTTTTCTTGAGCATGTCCTTGCCGAATTGAGCCGCCACCCGGAAGAACGCCGCCATTTCCTTGGCGATGTCGCGCATGACGGTCTGTGCCACGCGATGATCCTTCTCTGCTGCCGCCAGCCGCATGATCTCCAATGCACTCTGCGCGCCGCGATAGAAACCGACGCGCACCATCATCAGGTGTCCCTCGCTCAGCTCGTCCGGTGCCGACGCCAGCATGGTCTTGATCCACGCCGCCTCCAGCATGCGCCCTTCCGCTGCCGCCAAGTTGGCGCGCACGTTCATCTCTTCGTTTGTCATGTTTTCTCCGCGTAATGTTTGCAGGCCTTGTAGTGCAGCTTGATGCGCGGCCCATGCACACCAGTCTGTCGAAAGAACATGAAGCAACCAGAATGATAGTCAGTGTCGAAATAGTAGCCGCGATGAACGCAGCTCCCGCAGTACTTGCCTTTCGGCCCGTTGCCTTCCCAGCTCGCCATGCCGGGCTTCACGTCATCCTTGTCAGGCACACCCGGCAACTTTGTCATGGGTATCACGATTGACCTCCCGGCATAATCCGAATAATCTAGACCGTTCCGAATAATCTAGAAAGAGGGTGAGTATGTCAAATCTACCATCAGTCGGCTTGGTAATCGATGCGCTGGGCGGCAACCAGCACGTTGCCGAGCTGCTGGATACGAACGGGAAGGTGGTGAGCTGGTGGCGATCCACAGGTAAATTTCCGGCCAATACCTGGGTCGTTATCCACAAGCAGCTCAACAAGATGGGCCTGACGGCCCCGGACGAGTTGTGGGCCATGCGCGGCCAGCGCGCACCACGGCTGCGGAAGGCGATCCAGCGGGCCATCGACCGGCGCAAGGTGAGGAAGAAGCGGTGACCGACACTGAAACCTCGCCCTGGACCGACGAGGCCAAGGCGTATCTCGCTGAGCTGATGCAGCATCGACCGCCACTCAACTACAGCGCCATTGCCGACAGGATGGTGTCGCGGTTTCGTCGCGTCTTCACCAAAAACTCCTGCATCTCGCGGGCGCGGCGCGGCACCGAGAAGAAGCAGCGGGCCAGCAGCCCGCACAAGAGGAAGCGCAAGCCCTACCGGCACCCGGCGGCGAAGCCAGAGCCGCCCAAGCCCGGCGTGACATGGGGCAAGGTCACCATCATGCAGCTCGACCATCGCACATGCCGCTGGCCGGTGACCGAGGGCTTGCCGCCGTATCTGTACTGCGGCATCCCGCCGGTCGAGGGCAGTGTCTACTGCTACAAACATTCGCGCATCGCCTACCCGGCAATGGGGAGACACTGATGACAATCCCAGAGGTGCGCCGTGAGCTGATGAAGCTGGTGGCCGAGCTGATGCAGTATCCCTACACGCGACCGTTCGCCGACAGGCTACGCAAGCTGGAGAAGGAGCTGTACCGGCGCAGGGGCAACCCAGTCACCAGGGTGCGGTCGCGGGCCTACACACCAGAGCTGAAGCGGCAGCTCCGCGACTACAAGCGCGCCCACCCGCACCTGTCGATGCAGCAGATTGCCAATCGCTTCAAGACCAACTCAGGCCGCGTCACTGACGCAACATTAGGGAGGCGCAAATGACGTGCATCATGGCCATCGATCCCGGCCTGACGGGAGCGATAGCGTTCTACTTCCCAGAGCCGCTGACGCGGGACCGCGTCTCCGTCTACGACATGCCGGTGGTCGAGAGCAGCGTGGATGCTTCTGCGCTGCGCGACCTCATCAAGCTGCACGAACCCGGCATCGCCATCATCGAGCGCGTTGGTCCCTTCCCCCGTGACGGCGTCATGCAGGCGTGGCGGTTTTCCGCCGCCTACACCACGGCTCGCGTGGTGTGCGCGCTCAGCCACGTCCCCCAGGTTCTCATCACGCCAGCAAGCTGGAAGAAGGCGATGAAGCTGACCGGCGGCAAGGACAACAAAGACCAGAGCCGGGGCATGGCCATGCGGCTATTCCCGGCCAACGCCATCGTATTCGGACGCAAGAAGGACGCGGGCCGAGCTGAAGCAGCTCTGCTTGCCTATCACTACGCAACCACGAAGGGACTGTTGAATGTTGCCATCCTATGACCATCACTCGCCATCCGGCTGCAACCTGTTTGCTGCCCAGCAATCCATGTGGGTGGCCGAGAAAATCCTGGGCCACAAGCAGCCGGTGTCCATCGCGGCGCATCGCGGCGTTGGCGTCGAAGACGGCGTGACGTGCGGCCTGAAGAACCTCGACCAGCCGGTGCAGGACTGCATCGACGTGGCGCTGACCAAGTACGACACGCTGACGGTGCTGAGCGGCGATCCGAGGCGCGACAAGTTTCGCGCCACCATTCCCGACATGGTGACGGCGGCACTGGCCGAGCTGCGGCAATACGGGACACCCACCGGCACCCAGGGCAAGATCGAGATGCGCTACGAGGGCCTGACGCTGCCGATGCTGGGCTTCTATGATTTCGAGTGGGCGCAGCACGGCATCCTGCTCGACTTGAAAACCAGCGACAAGATGCCGGGCCAGATAAAGAACGGCCACGCCCGGCAAGTGGCGCACTACACCGGAGGCAATACCGAGGCGCGCATCGCCTATGTGACGCCCCGCAAATTAGAAGTCTATATGTTGGAGAACATAAGCGAACACAGACAAGCCCTGGTACAGATTGCCAAGCGCATCGAAAAATTCAGAAGCCTTAGTGACGACCCGCAATTTTTCGTAGACATTACGGTACCTGATTTGGACGCTTTTTATTGGACGCCGCCAGCGGCGCGGGCGCTGGCATACAGCATCTGGGGCATCTGAAATGTCGGACGAAGACGACGGCGACGACGAGGACGACCTGTTCGATTACGCCGAGAGCGTCAGGCTGCGCGACGAAGGCATGAAGCGGGTGGCCGAGAACAACCCGACGTTCTCGTACCAGTATTTTCATTACGTCCTGGCGCTGCCGCTGGGCTGGATCGGCAACAACGAAACCATCATGAAGGCGTGGACCGGCGTACAGCCAAAGCATCCCAATGCCTGGGGTTCGTGCCTGGGTCACTGCAAGCGGAAGGGCCTGCTGCGCGAGCTGGGGGAGCTGGGGCGTGTGCCAAACCAGCGCAAGCCCGGCCACGCCCGACGCCAGTGCCTGTACATGCGTGTCGGACCATCCGGCGGGCCTACCGAGGTCGCGCCGGAAACAACTCGTCCAATACCGGGACAATCCGGTGTGGCTGGCAGCGAGCCTGTCGCTGCGTTCATGGAGACGACATAATGTCGAATGTAGATGCTTTCGGACTACCCCTGCGGAGCGGCGGCGGCGGCAACAACGGCGAGCCGTTCGCCGTCATCTGCCGCTACGATGCCAAGGCCGGTCGCATGTTTCGCGACGACCGTGGCCAGGACGCCAGCGGCAACTTTGGCGTAACTAAAACCGACATCACCACAGACCCGCAATTCACGGCGATTGTCGATTTCGAGAACATCGAAACCGGGTGGATGCTGTTCATTCCCGGCCAAGCCCCAAACATGGTGCTGGTGCCGCACGGGTATCAGCTCCCGCCCAAGCCAACCCCTGACCACAAATCCGGCGTCCGCTTCATGTTGAAGCTGTCTACGGCATGCGCCCAGGGCAAGCAGCCAATCCGCGAGATCACCGGCACCGCCGATGCCTTCCGCAGCGGTTTCGGTGCGGTCTATCGCGAGTACAAGGCGCAGCGCGACCAGAACCCCGGACTGTTGCCGGTCATTGTCCTGACTGGGACAATTCCGCTGACGACCGGCCAGGGCATCCGGCAAAGCACCAACTACGAGCCGCAGTTCAAGCTGGTAGGCTGGCAGCCACGCGGCGATCTAGTGTTCATCCCCAGGGCGCAGAAGCAGATGCAGGCTGCACCGCAGCAGGCTCAGCAGAACGTGGGGCTGACCTCGACGGCGCAGGGCTTCAGCAGTGGTGCAGCCGCACCTTCGACCGGCGGCCAGCGGGCAGCGCCACCACAGCAGAACGGCAGCCTGCCGTGGGACGCACAGCCACAGCAGCAAGCGCCGCAGCAGCCACAGCAGCGGACAGTGTCGGCCAGCGATTTCGGCTGATTGAATGATAAAGGCCGGGGCGCTTGCGGAAGCACCCCGGCCTGCTTTCAACCTGTGCTGCGATCAACAACAAAGGCCTTCCCAATGGATAGCACCATGCCGCTCGTCCCGTCCAGCGCCAGCATGCTGGCGCACGTCGAACACCTGTTTGGCGGCGAGCTGGGCGCGCTCCAGCATGGCCTCATAGAGCTGGCCTGGAACAAGCCCGGCGAGCGGGCCGTCAACCAGGGCCAGCTCTATCCCGCCAACCGGCTCAAGCTGCTGGTCGAGCATGCCGTGGCAAAGAACAGCCAGGGCAGCAACGTCTATATCGGGGCCGCCCTGCGCCAGCCCGGCACGGCACCCTTTGCCAGGGCCAAGGACGCCGATTTCCTGGCGCTGACGTGCGCCTACGTCGATCTCGACAAGCCCGGCACAGTGGCTGCCGCCAAGGCCAAGTACGGCGAGCTGAAGCCCACCCTGGTGGTGGTGACCGGCCTCGTCCCGGCTCCCAGGGCGCAGCTCTGGTGGAAGCTGGA